TCGAGCCGCGCGAACAGCTCGACGAGGCTATCGTGGGCTGGGACATGGACGCGAACCATGTGATCTACAGCTACGAGAAGCTGATCGCCGCGTTCTATGAGGCCTTCGATGACGTCGATGAGGACGAGCGCCTTGAGACGGCCGTGGAGTGGGTCGACTACAACGTGGTCCGCGGCGTGGTCTATATGGGCGATCGCCGGCCGGTCATAATACGCACCGGCGAGGATCGCTGATATTTCGTGGGCCTGTAGCTCAATGGTCAGAGCAGTCCCCTCATAAGGGATTGGTTCTCGGTTCAAGCCCGGGCAGGCCCACCAAATAATTAGTTCAAAGAGCTTGACGAACGTGGCCGGATGGGTCAAAACACTTGTCTCACCCAACACCACACATGAGAACAGCAGCAGAACTCAAGGTGCGCGACGCATTGTTCGCCATCATCCACGAAGCCTATCACAAGATCGAAGCGGCCGAGACCGGCAAGACCATCGACCCGGACGTAAGCATGGCCCGCAACATGCGCCGCAAGGAGCGCGTGATCAGCTTCAATAAGTCCATCATCGAGGAGACTCGCATGATGCTCAACAAGCTCGACCTTCTCACCCGATAACCAACATGTCCAAGTACGAATACACCATCATGATCGCCGACGAGGTGATCGATACTCGCAAGAGCAACCGCGAGTATGAATACGCCATCGCGTGCAGGCGTGGCCCGAAGTGGCGCGCGGGCAAGCTCAAGCAGGCCGAAGACGAGCTCGCAAAGCTCGGCGCCAAGCTCGCCAACCCGGCTCTTACGCCTCGCGAGATCGCGGCCTATCAGGATCTCGCCACCCGCATCGGAATACGCTATGTCGACATGAAGGGCTGGAAAGATGACTGGTTCGTCGCCGGCTACTGTGGCAACATGAACTTGGCCATCAAGGCCAAGGCCAAGGAAGATCGCTTCATCGGCGACTGGGGCTGGGACGAAGTCCGCATCCAGCCCGTCCTCAAGCGCGAGATCAAGAAGCGCGCATGAGCGACGACACCAAGAGGCGTGAGCTGTTCGAAGCATATCGACAGCTCATGCGTGGCGCGCCCAAGGTAGTCATCGACGGGGTCGAGTACGGCCCGGATGCTGCGCCCATGATCCTCGACTGGATCGAAGACCTTACCACCCGATAATTCCCACCATGGATACCAACACCAACACCAAACCGGCGACGCTCAAGACCGAGCTCGCCTTCACCAACAACGCGACGATCAAGGTCGATCACGTCGAGCTCATCGAACGTGAGAAGTACCGCGAGCACGAAGCCATCAACCAGAGCCTCATCAAGAAGGTGCTCGAGCACGGCATGCATGCCGGCTGCCGCATCTACGCCGAGAACGAGCTCACGGATGATATCTTGCTCGGCAGGTACTATCACTCCGTGTGCGCGGGCGACGATATCTACAAGACCTACATGATCGTGCCCAAGATCGACAAGCGCACCAAGGAGGGCAAGGCTGAGTGGGCCCGCATTGAGGAGCTCAGCAGGACGCAGGGCCTCACGCCCGTGCCTGAGCCCATCGCGCAGAAGGCCCATGCCCTCGCTCTCGATGCGTTCAAGCTCATGCGCGCGCTCAATCCGGCCGGCGGAGCCAAGCCCACTTATGAGCTCAGCCTCGCGGCTCATGTGACTGTCAGCGACGGCGAGACCACGATCAAGAACTTCCAGATCAAGGGCCAGCTCGACTACGTCGAGGTGCTCAACTCCGGGCGTGTGTTCGTGGGTGACTACAAGACGGCGCCCCAATGCACCGAGGTGGCCGTGCGTCGCAAGTCCCGCGACAGCAACTGGCCGCTCCAAGCCTACACCTACACGTTGCTCGCGTCGGCGTACTACAACATGCCGGCCGAGTGCACCTATGTGGTGAGCTCCAAGGATCACATGACGCACCGGGCCTACGATATCAGCCAGCCTAGCCTCGACGAGGGCGAGCGCGCGCTCATCCAAGGCATCTACCGAATGCACTTCCAGACCGGCGCCGACGAGTCCTACCTCTGGCGCACCGCACTCTGATGCACGACGAGATCAATCGCCTCGGCTTCGAGGCATGGGCCGACAACAAGATCGTGAACTTCATCGAGGACTACGGGGCCGTGCTCTGTGTCCCCGGTGAAGGGCACATCGCCAAGGAGGGCAAGGACCTCACGATCAGCGCGACGTGGAAGGGCGAGCAGCTCACCATCGCGCTTCGCGCGTACGTCGACGGCTGGAAGCAGCACGAGTGGTCCGTGCGCAAGTGGAAAGGAGCCGATCGTGGAGCTCTCTGAGCATCAGGGCAAAGGCAACCGCTACGACATGCATCTGTCCGCGCCCAACGGGGGCGTGGCTCAGATGGTGCGCCGGCCGAACGGCATGTGGGTCACGTACGAGGACTACAACCATAAGTGCGTCCAGCTCCAGCACGTCATGGATCTGGTGGGCGCGCTCATGGTCGAGCTCGACGACACCAAGGCCAAGCTGAAGGAGGCCACCAAATGAGCGACCTCCCGTTCAAGGGCGTCTGGATACCGGCCAAGGTGTTCAGCAACCCCAACGTCAGCGCGAACGCCAAGTTCCTCTGGAGCATCATCCACATCCTCAGCAATGAGCGTGGGTGCTATGCGTCCAGAGCGACGCTGGCCTCGTACCTCAACTGCACCGACCGCAACATCCAGATGTTGATCGGCGAGCTGCACACGGCCGGCCTGATCAAGCGCGATCCCACGGGCGTGCTCTGGGATATCGTGACCATAGCCCTCGAGGGGGGTGAAGAAAACTTCACCGGGGGGGTGAAAAATCCTTCGGGGGAGGGGCGAAAAATCCTTCACCCTATAGATACAAGGGATAATAACGATAAGATTAAGATACAGGCGGAGCTCGAACAGATCGTCAAAGCTTGGCCCAAGGATCTCTGGAACGCATGGTCGGATTACGTGGCCCTGCGCAAGCAGCGCAAGTGGACCACCAGCCTCAGCTGGCAGCTCAAACAGGCCAAGTACCTGTCTGGATTCGCTCCTGAGGCGTCGATCGACGCGCTTGAGGTATCCGGCCGCAACGAGTGGCAATCGGTCCATGTGAAGGCAGCCAAGGGGGTCTATGGACGTGTCTCCAAGCCGGCCCAGTCCGATAACGACCACGCCAAAGGTTTCTGACATGAAACAGATCCACAAGACCAAGTATTTCATGCTGCCTGATGGCTCCGTCGTCCGGCCGCTTAAGCCGCGCGTCAAAAACAGCGTCAGGTATTTCAACCTGTGCATCGACGGGCGCCTCAAAGCGTTCAGCGAGAAGACGATCAAGGAGCTCTACAATGCACCCCGAAGCTAAGCCCTGCGTGAATTGCGGTTCGATGATCGAGCCCAAGTATATCGAGATCGCCGGCAACGTGATCAAACTCGCGCCGGCCGAGTATTGCAAGGACGACCCTTGCGTGCTCGCCGCAGAGGCCGTGCGTGCCAAGGAGGAAGGCATCAAGCCCAGCCCTAGCAACACGGACGGCTGCCCTGAGCTCTTCAAGAACACGGATCCGGCCAAGCTCCCTGAGGTGCTGCGGAACGTGGCCTTGCATTGGGATCCGGCCGTGACCAAGAAGTCCCTCATCATCCATGGTGCCACGCGCAAGGGAAAGACCCGGTGCATGTGGTACGTGCGCAACAGGCTCAAGGGCATGAAGCGCTTTGTCCGGGTGCTCACTATGTTCGAGCTCGAAGCCGAGCTCGTATCAGCTTGGGGCAAGGACAGGTGGGATCGCGTGATGCGTGAGCTCGTAGAATGCGACGTGCTCGGCCTCGACGATCTCGGCAAGGAGAAGATGACCGACCGCATGGCCTCCGTGTTGTTCGCGCTCATCGACCAGCGCACGCAAGCTTGCAGGCCCACCATCATCACCACAAACCACACAGGCCAGTCGTTGCTCGACAGGTTCCCGGACAAGGAGATCGGTGCGGCGTTCGTCGCGCGCCTCAAGGACAGGGATCTCTTCGCAAGCGTGGCCGTGGCGCCCGGCGCCGAGACGCCTGAGATGATATGAACCCGGCGCTCTACATAGATCCCGAGAACAGGCTTTCTAGGGTGCCGTACAAAGTTCCCAACAACACGCATTACGTCACGCTCGCCCAGTATCAACTGATGGAGCTTCAGCTCAAGGCCGAGTGCCAAGCCCGCCAAGCGGAGAACAGCGTGCTGGCAGTCGAGTGCGATAGCCTCAAGGCCGAGGTCGAGCGGCTGACCGCCTTCACCACCCGCACCATCATCCCCAACGAGGAACTGCAAGCACAGGTCGAGCGGCTGACCAAGGCCGGGGATGCGATGGCTCATGTACGGGCTCATGAAGTTGCGTTTGATGAAGCCGTTACATATGATGTTGCGTATCGCCTTGATTATTTGACCGCAGCGTGGCACGCCGCCAAGGAGGGCAAGCCCCATGCCTAAGCCCAAGCGCAAGCGTCGCCCGGAGCTCAGTCGTCCCGGCCTCAAGGCTCTCACCCCCTATGAGCAGCGCACCGTGGCCGACAGGCTGGCCGATCACAAGAAGCGCTGGGAGCACCTGTTCAGCCTCAACGCGTGGAAGCCTTCCCGATGACCCTCAACCAACGCTTCTCGGTCGTCGCCCTGCTGCTCCTCGGCTTCAACTCCGCCGCAGCGTCGGACGCCGCCTTCCTCGAGGCCGTCGCCCAGGTCGAGTCCGGCCAGAACCGCAAGGCCGTGGGCAAGGCCGGCGAGCGCGGGATGTATCAGGTCGGCAAGGAGGCATGGGACGACGCTTCCGCCCGCCTCAAGGCCGAGGGCCACTACTTCTTCCCCTGGTCGAAGTGGCGAGACGCGACCGCCCAGGACATGATTGCGGCCTCCCACCTTCGCTGGATACGCTCCAACTTCCACCGCATCGGCATGACGAACCCGACCCCCGAACAACTCGCCCTTGTCTGGAACGTCGGCTGGACCGCCGCCCGCAGCCGAGACTTCCGGGCGAACGACTACGCCCTCCGCGTCGCCAATCTTTTCCGCTTGTCCCCCGTGTCGCGTTAAAGAGTCTTGCCCAATGGCTCACATGATCATCGCGGTCGACCCCGGCGCAAACGGCGCCTTCGTCTGGTCGGTCGACGGACACGGCGTCGAGGCCCGCAAGATGCCCAGCACGGATGTCGAGATCTGCGAGCTGATGGCCGAACTCTCCTGCAAGACCAAGTCCGTGGCCCTGTTCCTCGAGACCCCTTCCATGGCCGGCTACGGCCCGAAGATTCCCGGCGCCTCCATCGCCAAACTCCAATTCAACGTGGGCGTGATCTACGGCGCGTCCGTGGCGATGGGCTGGCAGGTCCGCCGCATCGACCCGAAGGCATGGCAGCGCACCCACCCCGTCGGCAAGAAGGCCGACCACGGCTCCGGCTGGAAGAAGCACCTCAAGGCTCGGGCGAAGGAATTGTTCCCCCAGACCGATGTCTACGATTGGAACGCCGACGCCCTGCTCATCTACGACTCCGCCATCCGCGGCGTCATCAACTAATCTCCCATGAAGAAAGACACCGTCAAACCCTCTCAAGAATACCGCATCATCGCGGACTCGTCATACATCGTCCTGCCTGACCAGAAGGTCGCCCGCCTGCTGACCCCTACCGTCCGCAACGGCGTGACCTACTACAACCTCTTCGTCCCTGGCTACACCCGGATGTCCCTCGCGGACATCGAGGCCACCATCAAGGCCGGCGAAGTGACCAAGGCCCAAGCCGCCGAATAATTCCCACCATGAGCACCACGCCCAAAACCCAGACCGCCACGGCCTCCCTCGTCGCCGCGCTCGCTGAGCTCGACAACGTCAAGGCCAACAAGATTAACCCGGCCTTCAAAGCCCGCTACGTGTCCCTCGACGCGCTGCTCGACGCCATCAAGCCCGTCCTGCTCGACCACGACCTCGCCCTCATCCAGACGCTCGTCTCCGAGGATGGTAAGGTCGGCGTGTCCACGGCCTTCCTCCATGCCTCCGGGGAGCGGTTCGACTTCGGCAAGCTGATGGTCAAGGCCGAGGGGCTGACCGCCCAGCAGATCGGCGGAGCCATCACCTACATCCGCCGTCAGTCCATCCAGACCGCCTGCGGCATCTCGGTCGACCTCGACGACGACGGCGCCGTGGCCTCCGGCTTCCGTTCTGCGGTCAATTCGCAGTCCGCCCCTGCTCCCACCCTCGGCTCCCGCCCCCTGACCAAATGAGCGACCCCTACGACCCCATCAACGCTGCCATGCGGCACCTCCACCAGCAGAACCTCGCGGCGGCTGCCGAAGCCAAGGCAAAGGCTCAGGAAGAGCAGATGCAGGCCATGCGCTACGCCGGCAACGAACTCGCCCGCGTCATCGACGACATCACCAACTCGGAGCTCTGCCAACTCGACCAGATCTCCCGGGCCGTCGTCATCGCCACCATCGCCAAATGGAACCGCGCCAAGACCGGGCAACTCTGATGGCTGACACCCCCAAGGGCATCGAGCGCATCGCCGCCACCGTGCCGAAGCAGTACGCCCTGCTCCTCCTCCTGGACGGTTTCCCCTACGTCGAGTTCACCGCGCGCAAGCAGGCCGACTTCCTGACCGACCTGAACGCGTGGAAGCGGAAGACCTATCCGTCCCTCTCCCGCTCCGTCGTCCGCTTCTTTACGCTTGCCCCTAGCGGCGAGATAAAGGAACTTACCTTCACGCCCGTCCGCTGATGACCAACCGCGACAACATCCAGCGTCTCGTCGAACACATCACCGGCGACCTGGCTTCGGTCAAGGCGCTCACCTCCCGCGTCGAGATGCACGTCGAGGACCTGTCCGCCCTCAACGAACTCACCGGGTCCGCCCTTGGTGAACTCAGCGTATTCACGGACAGCGTGCATACCGCCGACGAGTCCGCCGCCGTCAAGCCCTTGCACGATCGCGTCCACGTCGTCGTCGTCCAGCTGCGCGTCCTGCGCAACACCCTCGAACAGATGGAGAACGCCGCCGAGTCCGCCCTGGACAACGTGCGCCGCATATCCGCCGGCCTCGAGGAAGCCGCCCCGGAGGACGACAGCCTGTAATGCTAAACTTCTTCCTAGGCTTAATCATCGTATGGTGCGTCCGTGTAAGCATTGAATGGGACGAAGACCATAACGATTGACCTTTCCCACCAACCCAGAACACCAACACCCGATCACCATGCCCGACCTCATCACCGAACGCGTCATCTACGACGGCATCCAAGCGCTGAACCAATCCGGCGCCAAGGAACTGCTCAAGTCCCCGGCCCATTACCAGGCCTATCTCGCCCGCACCAAGGAGGACAGCAAGGCCCTCCGCGTCGGCACCGCCGTCCACAAACTCGCCCTCGAAGGGCTGGACGCCTACAACGCCACCCACGCCATCGCCCCGGAGGTCGACAAACGCACCAAGGAAGGCAAGGCCGCGTGGGCCGAGTTCGCCACCGCCAACGAAGGCAAGGCCATCCTGACCGCCGACGAAGGCGCCTTGGTCGACGCCGTCTCCAACGCCGCGATCGGCTGCATGAAGGACCACGGCATCGTCCTCTCCAAGACGGAAGTGATGTTCACGACCTTCCTCGGTGACATCCTGGTCAAGTGCGCCATCGACGGCATCTCCGACGACGGCTACATCTACGACTTGAAGACCTGCGAGGACGCCAGCCCGCAGGGTTTCCTCCAAGCCGTCCGCAAATACCGCTACAACCTCCAGGCATACTTCTACCGCCACGCCGTGGAGTCGGCCTTCAAGTGCCGCGTCCTCGGCTTCCGCTTCATCGCCGTCGAGAAGGAGCCGCCCTACGCCACCGCCGTCTATGAGCTCGGGCCCGAACTGATGACCCAAGCCGCGTTCGACTTCGAGAAGGCGCTGGCCCTCTACAAGGAATGCACCGCCTCGGGACATTGGCCCGCCTACCAGAAGGAGATCACCACCATCGACCTTGCCGCCAAGCCCAGCGCCGCGACCAACATCTCCTTCGCCTAATTTCCCACGCCATGATTAACAATATGAACATCGAAAAAAAGACCCCAGAGGCAGACTCCCTTCTGCTTTGCTTGGTGTCTCCGAACTACGCTAAAGCGGTCTGCGAAAGCACTCCCCTTCAGACCATCGACATTAGCACACAGTCAGGACAAGTGCTTTGCAACGTGCTTAAGCATTACAGCCAGGAGTTCCGCCTTCTCGGCAAGGCCGACAAGATTAGCCGAAGCACTCTGTCGAGCATCTTGCCGGACGACCTTAAGGATTACGGCGCCGCCGTGATTGCATACGCCGACACCAAGGAGGGCAAGGAACGCTTGCTTGAAATCCTCCCCTCTGCACTCGTCGCATAATCTCCCCTACCATGACCACCGAAAACAACGACCGCCCGCCCCTCAAGTCTATCGAAGTCAACGGCACCTACAAACTGAAGCTCATCAAGCCCAAGTTCGAGAAGGTGAAGCACAACGAGGACGGCACCTCCTCCGCCCGCCTGTTCTTCCTCGACGACCAGGGCAACTGCCTGTCGAAGTCCTACGGCTCCAAGTATGCCAAATCGCTGGCCATCCTCGTCGGGAAGTTCTCGGGCACACACGCTCAGGAGCTGCGCCTCGACGCGACCCCCGCCGAGTTCATGACCTACTGCGAGCCGGCCTTCGGCAAGACCTGTCTCGTCGGCGTGGAAGCCATCCCGAACGGCGAATGGAACGGCAAGCCGCAGTTCAAATACAAGCTGACCTTCCCCAAGGGCGGACAGAAGCCCATCGTCCCTGAGTCGCACACCGAGGCCCCGCCCTTCTGAGCGATGACCGACGCCCCTCCGCCCATGGCCGCCCCCACGCTCGTCCTGATCGCAGGCTTCGCCAGGGCGGGCAAGTCGACCCTCGCCAACGGCCTGCTGGAGTGGTCGACCCGCCCCGCCGAACACATCAACTTCGCTGACGCCCTCAAGGAGGCCGCGAACCATTACCTCGACTACCTCCAGCTCGACGGAAACTTCTTCAACGAAGATTTCAAGGTCGAGAACCGGCAGTTCCTCGTCGAGGCCGGCAAGTTCGCCCGCCGCCTTGACCGTGACGTGTTCGCCCGCCACTTCGCCAACTGGTGCCCGGTCATGAAGCACCACGACCAGCCCTCCCCTGAGACCGTCGTGTGCTCCGATTGGCGCTACATCAACGAGCTGCGCGTCTGCCAGGACATCCTCTGGGATAAAGGCTGGCGCGTCCGCACCGTCTACGTCTCCACCGCCGGGGTCGGCGCCGCCAACGACGAGGAGTTCGACAGCATCGCGGAGATACGCGCGTCCCACCTGTTCGATCAGGAATACATCTTCAAGCCTAACGCCCGGAACCAGATCATGACCGAAGGGCGCAACCTCGCGAAGTCATGGAGGCTCTGACCGCCGAGACCATCGCCTGGGGACGGCGCATCGGCATCTCGCCCGAGCGCATGGCCTTCCTCGCGGCCTGTCCCAAGTTCACCGTCTCGCACGGCCATCGCAAGTCGGAGCGGACCATCGAGGACAACCCCAACCACCACCTGCAACGCCTGGGCGATTGCTATTGGTTCCGCCTGCGTCGACGCGGCAAGGACATCGTCGAGAACATCGGCAAAGACCTGACCACGGCCCGCAAGCGCCGTGACGAGATGCTGGCGGCCTTCGACGCCGGGAAGCCTCTCCCGTATCTTTCCAAATGAGCACGAGAGCCCCCAGAGGAAAGGCCATAGACGCCGCCATCTACCAGCTGAGGAACGGAATCAGCACGAGGATCGCCGCCATCATGTTCAAGGTATCCCCCGGCAGCGTCCGATGCGCCGCCAGAAGGCTCGGAGGAAGCATCATGGCCGTCAGGCAGGACAGGCGCATCTTCAAGAACAAGGATTGTTATTGCTTCCGTTACCGCACCGCCGAACTCGACGTCTACCGCAGGCTGTCAAACGACATCCGCAAGGCCCGCGTCATGCGCGACAAACTCGAGAAGGAACTCGGACTTTCCAAATGAGCACGCCCACCCGCTTCATCGCCTTCGGTGACAACCACGGCGACATGGTCGACCCCGAGGCCCAGGACGCCCTCCTCGAGTTCATCAAGGACTACAGGCCCACCGTGCGCGTACACCTCGGGGACGCCTTCGACTTCCGTTCCCTGCGACGCGGAGCCGGCAACGACGCCGAGGGAGCCGAGTCCCTGATCGCGGACATCGAGGCCGGGGAGGACTTCCTCGCCAAGACCAAGCCCACCGTCTACCTGATGGGCAACCACGAGCACCGCGCCCACGCCCTCCAGCATACATCCGGCTCCGCCCTGGTCCGTGACTACTGCGCCGACCTCGAGGCCCGCATCCGCACGACAGCCAAGACCTGCGGAGCCAAGACCATCCTGCCCTACCACGCCGAACGCGGAGTCTACCGCCTCGGCCCGGTGGCCTTCATCCACGGCTACGCCCACGGCGTCAACGCGACCCCGGAACAGGGCAAACACTACGCCGACCGAGGCGGCGCCCTGATTCACGGGCACACCCACACCTTGAGCCAGGTCAACCTGACCAAGCACGAAGGCGGCGCCGCTTTCTCCGCCGGCTGTCTCTGCCAGAAGGACGCCATGGCCTACGCTTCGCATCGCCTAGCGACCTCCCGATGGGGCTCAGGCTTCGCCGCAGGATGGGTCGACGGGCAAGACTGGAAGGTCTGGCTCGTCCACCGCGTCGGCTCCAAATGGGTCTGGACCACCGACCTCAAGGTCTACACGCCGAAGAAGCGATGAGACGCTTCGACCCCGCCCGCCTCCTCGAGGCGCTGCGCCACGAGCACGTCATCCCGCCCCCGAAGGGCTGGTCCACCGTCGAACAGATCAGGCAGGAACTACGGCTCACCCACGTCCGCAACGCTTCGTCCCGAGCCGCCGACTTAGCCCGACGCGGACTCCTCGAGCGCATGGCCCATCAGTTCAAGGCCGACACCGGGCAATGCCATAAGGCTTACGTCTACCGCCCCCTGCCGCCCTACCGCACGATCCGCGAAGCCTCCGAAGGACTGCACCGCCACGAAGCCGACGCCGTGCCGAAAGGATGGGTCCGCATCGTCGACCTCGCCGTCGAGCTGCGCGTCTCCGACGTCGCCATCCGTGGCCGCGTCTTCCGGGCAGGACTCAGGCCGCGTTACTTCAAGACCCCTCGGGGCATCATCGGCCTGCACCGCAACGCCTACTACCGCAAGGCCGACATCCTCAGCCTTTACCGCAAAGCATCTTGACCAAGGGCACCCACGCCCCCAAACCCGAACCTCTCTTCCATGACCCCTCCGAACAACGTGCCGGTGGAACGCCACCTCCTCGGCGTCCTCCTCCGCGACTCGCTCCCCTTCCCGCCCGACCTGTCCCCTGCCGACTTCTTCGAGCCCGCGCACGCCGACATCGCCCTGGCCATCTGCTCGCTCCAGCTGGACGGCAAGACCGCCGACGAACTGACCGTCACCGAACGGCTGCGCTTCGACCGCTCGCCCGTCGACGCGTTGACTGTGTCCCTCCTGGTCACGGAGTGCGGTCATTCGGCATACCGCCCCGAACACGTCGAAATCATCCGGCGCATGGCGACCCTGCGCGAAGCCGCCGACCTCGCAGGACACGCCCTCGACCCGACCACCGACCCCGACGTCCTGCTCGACCATTATGCCCGCCTCGTCGAGAAGCGCAAGGGGTCCAAGGTCAGGCACGGCCCGAAGCGCATGGACTTCGACAGGCTCATGGGCTTCGACCGCAAGGACGACCCCAACGCCGTCATCGGCAACCGCTGGCTCTGCAAGGGCGGCTCCCTCCTGATCGTCGGGCAGTCCGGCACGGGCAAGTCCTCCCTGATGATGCAGGCCGCCGTCCATTGGTGCCTGGGCAGGGACTTCTTCGGCATCAAGCCCGCCAAGCCCCTGCGGGCCGTCATCCTCCAAGCCGAGAACGACGAAGGGGACGTGAGCGAAGCCCTGCAGGACGTAGTGACCGGCGCCTACCTCGACAGCGACGAACGGGCCGACCTCAAGGAGCGCATGGCCATCTTCCGCGACACCGTCAGCACGGGGACCGCCTTCACCGAAGCCTTGGCTTCCCTCGTCCGCGAACACCGGGCCGACATCGTCTTCGTTGACCCGCTCCTTTCCTTCGCCGGCATCGACGTCTCCGATCAGGAGCAGGCCTCCAAGTTCCTGCGCCATGACCTCGCCCCCATCCTCCTCGAGACGGGCGCCGTCCTCGTCGCCATGCACCACACCGGGAAGCCTCGGGCCGCGTCCGACAAGGAGGGTCAGACCGTGGCCGACCTGGCCTATGCCGGCCTAGGCTCCTCGGAGTTCACCAACTATTTCCGCGAGGTCGCCGTCCTGTTCCGCTGCCAAGGCGAGGAGCCGATCTACAAGTTCGGCCTGACCAAGCGCCGCAATCGCTCTGGGCTCAAGGACGCGGAAGGGCAGTTCAAGGGCGAAATCCACATCCGCCACGCCGCCGAGAAAGGGGTCATCCGCTGGGAATACAGCCAGCCCCCCTCCCAAAGCGGAGATGAGGTCGTCCCAAGGCATAGCGATTCCAGCCCCGCCAAGGGGTCGCCAAGGCGTTCAAACTGACGGCGAGGGGTAGGACAGCCCCCCCCCTGCCTTACACCCCCCTTTCACAAACCCTAACACAAACCCTAAGAGAAACCATAGTATGTATGTTACCCCCTAAAGGGGTAACAAATACATACAGGCAGGACAGCATACGGCACGCTTACGCGGCCTGCTGCCTGCCGTGAGAGACAAGATACAACTTCCGACGCACCATGATCCGCAAACGAACCTCCGCCAGAATCCGCCATGTCATCGCCCAGAAGGTCGCCATGAAACGACGCTGGGAGAATGAC